TAAAAGAAATGAACATTTCAGAACACTTAAAAAAAGACTATTGGGTGCGTAGGGTAACACTCGATAGGTCGGAGATTATGCCATCGCTAACCTCCGCAAATTACAAGCGACCTATCCTCGCAGATGCAGGACACGCCTACTTGTACCTTACCCAAGAAAACCTTATGGATGAGGTAACACCTACCGCACATAAGATTTTCTCAAAGTACCTATCACAACGAGCCGTATATGCCCCTACGGGTCGCAAGAACGAAGAAGGTAAAGAGGAGTGGGCAATAGACCACTATGACGATGTGGAGCAAGTGGCACTCGCTATGCAATGGCGTATGGCTATGAGTAAGACATCGCACTTTGCAAGCGATGGCTTTTGGACTGCCGATGAGAGTGGCAAGGTAGATGAGTACAGCAAGTTCAAGTCGTGGTTGGACTATGCAGGTATGCAGAACGCTTGGATTGAACTCGTATGGTCGTGCTTCTCTACGGGCGATGCGGCTATCTACACCTATCAACGAGGTAACGACATCGAGTATAAGGTATTCTCTCGTTGGGGTGGCTACACCTTGTACCCCGACATTGACGACAAGGGTAACGATGTTTGTTGGGTTGAATATACCTTGAAAGGCAAGCGAGCCGTAGATTACTATGGAGTGGATTATATCGACACTTGGGTATATTACGATGACAAGAACGAGGAGGATAAGAAGTGGCTTAATAAGGTCAAGGGCTTGTTTAAGAACTGGGTTAATGGCGATGTGGTCAGCGAGGATGGTTGGAAACGCATTAGTCATAAGCCTACGCAAGTGGGTAACGACCTTTGCCAACTCACTTATTTTAGAGTGAATGACATTCCTTCGGGTATCGTAGAGCCTTTGATACAATCCTTGGAGAAGGCTTGCTCATATGTAGCCGAGGAGGTTAAGTCGAGTGCTTTCCCACAGTTGTTCATTAAGTCGGCTACGATTACCTCGCTACCACCTATGGATGCGAATGGTAAGGTCTTGGCAGTCAAGGGCGATGTGGAAACATTGAAAGCGAGTGATGCCAAGTTCTTGGAGTCGCCCGATGCGAGCAACATTGCTACCTTGCACTTGACAACCTTGCGTGATGAGATATACCACGCATCGCAGAGTGTAATTATCGACCCCGAAGTGTTGAAGTCGGGTGCGGATAGTTCGGCTACTATGAAGATTTTGTTTACACCCGAAATCCAATGGTGTCAAGTTATGTGGGTGCAATTCTATCAGCCGTTGCGTAGAATGGTCGAGGTATTCAAACGCTTGGTAGGTAAAGTAGAGGGTAATCCTCTCTCGTTTGCCGACTTGCGTGTTAGTGTAGGTCAAAAGATTTGGATTCCGCAGAATAGAGCCGAGGAGGTGGATACAGCATTGAAGATGGTTTATGCACATTGCCTATCTCGTGAAGCATTTGCCCAAGAAATCGGGTTGTCCTATATAAATGACACTGAACAGATATTGAAAGAGTGGGAGGAGGAAATTCGTATGAAAGCCGAGATACCTGCCCAAGTAAAAAAGGAGTATGAGGTTGATACGCCAAGTGAGGGCAGCTCGGAGGGGGAAAATCCTTACTCGCCTAATATCGACAACAACGCATCGGGTAAGAGTATGGCACAAGCGTAAGTCGGCTTTGGCTCGTAGTTAAGTGGCTTGCTCATTCGAGTAAGACCAATCGAAAGGCGGTAGGGCATTGAACTCTACCGCCTTTTGTTTAGAAGAGGGTTAGTTGTGTTTGTGCTTGTTTAACTCTCTCTTGTGCTATCTTAAAGTAGTTATCATCTAACTCTATGCCGACACCATTGCGTTTCGTATTCACGCAAGCGACCATAGTAGAGCCACTACCCATAGTGTTGTCGAGAATAGTATCGCCCTCGTTGGAGTAGGTCTTGATTAGGTACTCCAATAACGCTACGGGCTTTTGGGTTGGGTGTAAATGCCCTGCGTTACTCGGATTGCCAAATTTTAAGATAGAACTATGAAAGCCTGTTTCGGTTTGAAAATATCCGCCTTTATCTGTGCAATGTCCTAAATTCGCTCCTTTATTCGCTCGACTACTTTTAACGGGTTTATCTAATTTGCGAAGGTCCCAAAGATTATAAGTGGGAAAAGTTTTATAAAATACCGATATATTCTCGTGATACTTCATAGGGTTTTTTCGAGCAGATGCGAAGTTGCTTGCTTTCGTTTTTATCCATACATAATCATAACGATATTGCTCTAAATTACTCATACGCAACTTGGTAGAAAACGGTTCACTTCCGAACAACACTATCGCACCATTATCCTTGACTATCCTACGATATTGCTCCCATAACTTGTCGAAAGGTATAACCACATCCCACTTACAAGCGGTTGTGCCATACGGCAAATCGCAAAGTATCATATCTACCGACTTATCGGGTATGCGTTGCATCTCTACAAGACAATCTCCGTGTATCAAATCTATCTTGCTCATAACTTTCCTTGCTTACTACTTACAATTTCCCATTCGCACCCAACAACCTCACAAGGCTATCGACATTTGCCACCAAGTTTTCCAAAGTGCTATCGTTCCAAAGTGTGTAGTCGGGGACAATCTCATCGACACCGACCTCGCTACAATGGCTGTCCCCACCGCAACCCTCTCGCACTACTTTGATGACAATGCCACCTCTTGACTTGACCGCCTTTGCCTCGTTAGGGAAGCGACAATCACTCACGAGAAAATCGCCCTCACTATTGAGCGTACATTCGATAAATACATTAGGATTTTCCTTACGCATCAAATCGCCAAGTCCTTGCATTAACGCTCGTATCGTATGCTTACCATTGGCACAATACGCCCATAGGTGTTCTGGTACTTCGGTGTTCTCCTTGTAATCATAATCTTCGAGGTCATCCATAGTACAACCCACGAGGGCACATACCATTTTTTTTAGCGGAGTAGCGAAACTCACTATCTCCCAACCCGTAGCATTTCCAAGTAGCCTTGCTACCGTACTCTTGCCACTAAACTTGTGTCCGCAAATTGCTATAATCATAACTTTCCATTTTTAACTTTCCACTCAATTAAATCTCCTATGTCGCTTGTAGCACCGCACTCGTGCCAACCCTCAAACCAAGGCTCACACACGCCTTTAGCACTCCACTCCTCGTAGGCATCCCTATCAGGGTACAACTTGGCATTGGCGACATCTTTCAAATTTCCTTTACCTCCTGTTGCCAACATGACCTTTGATGTCGCAAGCGTATATAAAAGTGCCGTTTTTTCTGCCTCGCAAATCCTTACCTCATCACCTTCTTTAACCAAGTGTGCCCCAAAGTAAGGTCGTGCGGTAAAGCCATCGGCAATCCTATATTCTCTCGTGCCACCAAACGACTTATCTCTATGACCATCTTCCTTGTAAGCAACTCGTTTGTCGAAAGCAATCCTACCTTCGCTATCAGCATACCAGAACACCGCCAAATGTTTCGAGTCGGTAGTAACATTATACATCTCCCAAACCTCCCTCACTCTATCTTCGGGAAACAAGGTACACATCCACCTAAACAAAGGGCACTTACGCAAATCTAACTGCCCCATAGCATCTACCACAGACCTCTGCACATAACTCGCCACGACCTTGCGTTTCTCAAAAAAGCGTTGCACATCCAATGGCTTGCCCTTGCAATCCAAGATGCGATATGCCTCACGATAGTCCGCAGCACGACCATTATTTACGAGCCAAGTAGCCAACGACTGCGATACGCCACCCTCCTCGTGTACCCAAATGTCGCCATTGTATATGGCGACCTTCATCTTATCCCTACGATACGAGTGTTGCTCGCCCGTGAGGTAGTAACCACCCCACCACATATCATTCCTCTTGCGTGTCAAGTCCAAGCCCATAATGCTCGGCACTTGCTCAAACGCTCGTAGTACATTGTAGATGTGTCTGCGTTGCATATTAGAAAAGGGTTAAAATTTGGGTTGTTTGTTTCTTCCCGATAATAAAATCGCAAATAAAGTTTCGTGCATAATCGGGGTGTATCATACTTCTTGCCTCGGAGCAAGTACCCGTTTCTACTTTATGATTATCTTTTGCCTTATACACGATTTTAACTTCTTTGTCTTTTTGGTATGAATATCCAATAGTATTCTCACAATTTACAAACCAATAAGCTGTCGGTTTGACAAAGACATCTCCTCTTAAAGTTCTATCTTTGTCTATTATTGTGGGTTTAATAAAATTGCATTGTAAATATGTTTCTCCACTATCATTCCAAGGGTTTTCGATAATCAACCGCAAACCTCGATGAGCACAAATAGACACCAACATTAGTAATAGTTCATAGAATTTTTCTCGTTCTCTTGCAAATTCTATATTCTTGTCCATTATCTTACCCAACGACCATTTTTTTTGAAAGATAGATACTCCCTTAAATATCATTGTTTTAGCATCGCAAAAGTTGATGCAAGGGAAAAACGCTACAATCAAATCATCTTGCGTGATAGTGTCGAATATACTATACCCCCCCCCATACGCATTTTCGATTTCGGCAAACAAATCAACTACATTATCTGTTTCGCCAAAGTTGTTTTTAATGTCGTAGTCCTCTGCCTCGTAACCTAACTTACGAAACTCATTCTTAAATGCACCACTTTGCTCAAAAAAGCAATGCACCTTACCGCTAATTTCCATAACTTTCCTTACTCTTTACTCCCTAAAACGGACATTCACTACTTTCCTCGACACTCATCTCCACCCTCTCGGCAACATACTCATCGCCCTTCTTGCCGATGCAATACCATACGCCATCCGTTCTACGCTCCTTGGCGAACTTCATAGCATCGAAAGTCTTGGCTACCTTCTTCGAGGTGCTTGGTGCTTCACTATATCCCTTGCAATAGTCCATATACAAACCCATCCACTCGTTCAATGACTTCCAGCGGCTATCCATCTTGCCTTCGGGTACTACGGCAATCAAGCCCTTCTCGGTAATCCATCTACGAACACTATTACTCTCGTTCTTGATGTTCTCCTTGACATTCTTGATGCTATCCGACACACTAATCTTACCACCATTAGCGACCAACATCTTGTAGCCCTCCATAATCCAATTAAATATGGCTTGCTTCGCCTCATCGGTTGCCAACTTATTCGACAAACTCGTATCTATCTTATCCTCGGTAATAACATTGGGACATACGATAGGCAACAATCTACGATAGTAGCCATCGGTATCATCCGTAGTAGGCGGTATCTCATTGACATTACATATCATCAACGGCACTCTCGTAACCTTCATAGGTCTGCGAGAATAAGCGTGGCGACCTGCAAACTCCGCACCCGAAGTGAACGCCTTGAAATCACCGCCCGAAAAGTCCTTATTCGACACATCATCGCAATAGTTTACGACCTTGCCGTCAATATCCGCAAGGTAATACTCCTTTTGCGAGGACTTAAACAACTGCTCTGGCGAGTACACCGACTTCAAGTTCTTATTGAATAAGCCTACGACAGCCTCCGCCATAACGGACTTACCATTCAAACCCGTACCGACCAAAAGGCAGATATGCTCAATCTTAAACTTCTTACGATTAGCCAAGAACGCACCGCAAAACATTTGGAACGCTTTACGCATACCCTCATCTTGTACGGTTTCCGCCATAAACTTATCCCACAACGCACTCACTACATTAGGGTCGTAGTCAAAGTCAAAGACCATATCGGTCTTATACTTGGCATCGTGTTCAAGGAACTTGCCCGTTTCAATATCCAATACGAGGTTATTGAAAACGGCATATCGTCTATCGGGGTCAAAGGTACACTCAGGCTCTTGCAT